CTTATATAAAATATATGGTGTTCCTGTTTCTATTTGCGATTCTAATACTTTAGACCATAATTCTTGTGCTTTAATGGTTTTCTTTCCTCTTCCTTCTTTTTCATATCTTTCATATAATTCTTTGAATTCTTCTCCATAACAATCAGATAAACCGGGGCATTCGTCCGGACACATTAAAGTCCAATCTCCATTTGAACCTACACGTTCCATAAATAAATCTGGAACCCATAAAGCATAGAATAAATCTCTGGCTCGTTCTTCTTCATTTCCGTGGTTCTTTCTCATATTTAAAAGTTCCATAACATCACTGTGCCAAGGTTCATAATAAATAGCAATGGAACCTTTTCTTTTCCCTCCGCCATTATGGACTAATCCTTGGTGTAAAAGATAATTATGCTCTTTTTTCATTTGAAGGTCATATAATGTTCCTTCATAACTAGATTGTTTAATATTTTTAATTCTTGTGAATAATAAGTTTTCGTGTTTAAAGAATTTAAAGAATTCTCCTTTATCACTATTTTCAATTTCTAAAAGATTACAAATATCTTGTGTTTTAGGAATTCTAAGAGTATAACTTATTTTTCTATTATGTTCACCAACTCTATCTCTTATATACCCACTTGTTAGAATACCCATTCGTAAACAGATAAATCTAACTGCTTCAATAAGATTATATGAAGTATTATCAAATACTAATTCTTTTCCTTTGGAACCGTCCGTATCTATTAATCCTTTTAAAATCATTTTTGATTTATTAAGAGGAAGATTTAAATATCTGTGTTGACAAATCTTTTCCCCATTTTGATAAATATCACTATATTTAAATGGAATGGCCGCATTCTTAGACCAATAAAGTCTTGTTGTATTTTCATTTGTTTCCATTCTATATGAAACAAACTTATTACTAAAATATTGTTTCGCATATTCTAAAATATGCTTTTTATTGTCTTTATGAAGTGAAATATAACCATTTATATTTTTATTTGAAAGACAACCATCCCCAAGAATTACACCATACATATAACAATCTTCTTCTGTAATACCAATATTATCTTTTTCATAATTAGGTATTGGAAATGCCAACATATCATTTTCTGTTAGTTCTCCGGCATCAATCCAATCTGGTTTTACTAAACCTAGTTTTAATCTATTACGAATAATATTGTAATTTATACCTTTCTTTTGTCCTTGTAATGTATAAATAGGGTGTTCCGGAGTAATCGTTAGATTTTCCAAACTATGCATTGTTTCAATTTCAATAACTCTCCCTTTATAAGAATGTTCTAAAACATTCTCTACTGTTTCAATTTCTCCATTTAAATTATAAATTTCGGTTTCACCTACCACTACGTCTTCCATTTTCATAGGACCCTTTGTAGTATAAATAATTGTCTGAGGTAAAACACATTGATCAACATACCTCGCAGTATTATTAAATACTCTTAACATAGGAACAACACCATTAGAAATACCATTAGTTCCTCTAATAATACTTCCGGCACCTCTAATATTATGTATCCAAATACCTATACCACCTGCCGATTTAGAAATTAAGGCACAATCCTTAAGACTACTAAAAATTCCTTCAATAGAATCGTCCTTCATAGGAAGGAGAAAACAACTACTAAGTTGAGGTCTTTTAGTTCCCGCATTGAATAATGTTGGTGTAGCGTGAATGAAATATTTTTCAGACATAGCGTCATAGGTTTTAATAGCGTCTTTAATATTACTTCCGTGAATACCTAATGCAACTCGCATAAAGAGATATTGTGGTCTTTCTATAAGTTTCCCTTCTACTTTAAGAAGATAACTTCTTTCTAATGTTTTAAGACCAAAATATCCTATATTGGCGTCGCGTTTATGTTTAATGACACTATTTAATTTAGTTTTATGTTTTTGGACGATTTGGTAAAGTTCTTCACTAATAAGAGAACATTTATCGCCGTTTTTATCTTTATTATCATATAATATTTGTACTGTTTCTGAAAAAGAGGGGGAAGTATTTTTCTCTAAATTAGACATTGAAATTCTCCCTGCTATAATTTGATAATCAGGGTGAACTGTAATCATAGTAGCACATATTTCGGCTCCTAAAATATCTAATTCACTAGTTTGAACTCCATTATAAATCCTACTACATAACTTTTGGGCTATTAAGTGAGGATTTACATCCAATCCTATTGATAAAGCTTTCATTCTTTTTAAAACTTTATCAAATGATACTTCTTGTTTTTCACCATATCTTTTAATTACAAAAATAGCGTTTGACATATTTGATTCTGAATCCGATAACATAAATTTTGATATAATTGATTAATATTTTTTTTTTCAATTTTAAATCAATTTTTTAATTAATTCAATTTAATTAAATTTTAATTATAAAAATTGAGAATCATTTTAATTATAAAAATTGAGAATCATTTTAATTATAAAAATTGAGAATCATTTTTCTAATTATAAAAATATCAACTGCATAATGTCATACTCTTTTAAAGATAATGAAGAAGCATATGATTTTCTTACACCAGTTAACGAAGAAGATGAAGAATACAAAGAAGAAATACAATCTACTCTTACCTCTAAAGAGGTAGAGTATAAAAAAGATTGTTTAAAAGTAATTAAAGAAGGACTAGAACAAAACATACAAATTGAATTTCCTAAAGGATATTCGGAAGATGAAAATGTAAGTTTGGAAATACTTTTACGTCACTATTACACGGAAACGCAAATTGAAAGGATTAAAGAATTAGTTTCTATATATCAAGAAACTGAAGCTCTTCCTAAAATGGATGAAGAACCATTCATTATAGTTGTAGCAATCGCACATTTATTCTCAATCTTTATGATTGAGGATTTTAAAATGATTTTTGAAACAATACAAATGTATGGTTCACAAATATCTGGATTTATATATGTATCAGCATTACCAAACGATATATTTAAAAACTATGGATTAGAAATTAACGAAGACTATTATCCTAGAGAGGATAGGTATGTAGTCAAAATGAATTGTTTTACTATTGGTATGGATACGCCAAAAGATTTCTATTATTTGCTCGCAGAGTTAATGCCATATAAAAACAAGTTTGGTTGGGAAGTAAGCAAACACGGGAGTCCAGCACAATATTTAGATTTTGAGTCAGCATTCAGTAAGGATTGGTCAAATGATTATATAGAACACGGGTGCTTTCAAGAATATGTGGAATATTGGCGTGAATAAATTAGATACTTTTTACAAAAAAATTGAAAAATAGATATTTTTATTTTTTTTATATCATGTCTTTAACAGGAATAATAACAGGAGGTATATTACCAAGAGAAATTGAAAACTATATCCTTTATTTAGTTAAATTACAATATGATATAGAAAAAAAGGATTATTTAGAAAGATGTAAAAAAATTATAATTAGAAATAGAATTATGAAACCATATTCCTTCCCACAATATAATTATATTTTACCACCAGATTTATTAGGTCGTAGATTAGTTAGTCCTAGAAGAGTCATAGATACTGTAGAATCTCTTAATCCAAATGAGATAATACGGGAAGCATATACATACCATTTTGAAGAATTAACAGGAATAGAGTTTAAACATATTTATATAGCAAATAATAAGATATGTATAAAAAGAGAAGAATTAATACATTATTTTAAACCAGAAATAATTAATTTTAATGGATTGAAATGGAGGGATTACAGTTATTTAAAAAAAGAAAATAGATTAATAGATTATCAAAACTTTAAACAATTTTTATGTCATATTAAAAATTAAATTATAAGATTTGATCATAGAGAATAACAGATGTAGAGAATAACAGATATGAAAAAATAATAAAAGACATATACTTAGCAGTTAATAATATTTAATCCTATTCTTTTTGAATTCTTTTACTTTCATTCATAACGGTTTTATAAATATCTTTAAGGAACAATCCATTTCTACCGCGATATTGTGAATCTATTCTACTATATATATTATTTTCCCTTTCTTTATCTAAAATTTCTAAATTATTATTTTTTTTTATTGCTCCTATACTATATACTAAACCCAATCTTTGAATGAGTAAAGAAAAAATTTGATTATCAATTTCATTAATTCCCGTTCTTAAATTATCTAAATCGTCCATTTCCGAATAAAATGTTAATATATCTAATTCTATATTCATATTTCTTTATATTATAATTTAGATTTAAATTGTTTTTTCTTAATATGTCTATCATAAATATTTACATATAAACCTATTTTATCTCTATCATAATAATCCCTTGGACCTAAAGTAAATTTATTTATACCAATATCTTCTTTTTTAAAGGAGTGTAGTTGTTTATGAGATAATTGAAATGAATATTTTCTTAGCAAGTGTAGTAAAATAATCCGCATTTCTATTTGAGAAAAATTCTTACCAATACAATCTCTCGGTCCATATGTAAAAGGACTAAATCTTTTAGAACTTGGATTATAACTACCTATCACTTTTCCATTCCATATTTCGTCATCTCTAAATTCTCTATCTGGATTAAAAATGTTAGAGTCTTCACCCCATAATTCAGGATTTCTATGTCGTGACCAATTCGGGATTTGGACATAAGTTCCCTTGGGTAATATCACTTTTTTATTATTTATCCCTAAGATATAATCGTCTTCTATTAATTCTCTATATGTTCCATTCGGTATAGGAGACCATAGTCTTAGTGTTTCCATAATACATTTAGTCATAAATGGTAATCTTTTTAAATCTTCATAACAAATTGGATTATCTTTCTGCGTATACCAAAATAAATCTATTTCTTGTTGTAATCTTTCTTGTATGTCTAAATTATTACATAATTCATATATTAACCACGTTAAAGTATTGGCAGTTGTATCATGTCCTGCAAATGTAAAAATTATGGCATTTCCAAATAATTCTTTTTTATTATTGGTTTTTCTATTTTGAAATGCTAAACTAAGTGGTCCTGAAGATTTTTTAGTTTCATTTAATAAATCAAAGGTAAATTGTCTGGCATATTTAATATTTATACCATTAAATGAATTGCGAATTTTCTTATTTGTTTTTTTTTGAAATTCATTGGAAAACCCGAATAAAGCAAGTTGTAATTGTGCTTGTGTTTCATTAAGAAAAAATTCACTTATATTTACATCGTTATCACTTATATTAGCATTTATATCTAATAATTGAATTGAATATTCTGCTCTTTTATTAGATAACGGAATTATTTTTTTTAATTCGTCATTAACACTAAACGCAGGTTGAAAATTTTGCCTTTGTTCTTTCCAGTCCCATATATCCGTAGTTGATATAATACTATTATATAGGAATGTTTTTAGGTTAGGCATTTTTTTTATATGAGTATTAGCGATTCTTTCCGCGTCTTCTGGATTATTAATAATGACTAAATCTTTTATTACTTTAGTTTTTATTACTTTATCACTTTTTTCATCGTGATATATATATGGAATAGTAATATTACAAGATAAAGAATTTCCATATTTTTGTTGATATTTAGCGATTAGTAGGTGTTGTTTTCCTTTTTTTGTTTCTTCACAAATATCATTTATAGTATTTACTAAACCGAAGTTTTTAGATGGAGATATTATATATTTTTTAAAATGCGTATTACGTTTATCAATATAATTATTCATAAAATATGTTAAGTCATAAAATTTTAAATATATATTTTTATTTAAATAGAAAATTTTAAGTAAATGAAATGGGTAATTCTTGTATTAAACAAAACATAAATAAAGATAAATCCGAAAATACTAACATAACATTTTTAAAACCTGAAAATGTTATAATAGATTGGGAAGCTAAAAATAAAACGCAAAAATATCATTGGTGGCCAATGTATGAAGAATGTGAAGGTGATTATGTTAATAATTTATATTCAAAAGGAGGGGGTTTAGATAAATATGATATATTATTTGATTCTCATTCAACTTTATATCAAAAAAATAATTATTATAGAGAAATCGATTCAACACTACAAGACGCTAGATGGGCAGGATTTTGTAATAATGCGTCTATTTTATCTTGTTTATATGAATATCCAAAAAATGATATTTATGTCTATTATAATCAACGAGAAATATTATTCAAAAAAAGAGATATAGAAGCATTAATGATTATATGTTCTGAAAATGCCATTAAAGAAAACATAAAATTATTTTTTGGTGATAGGAATAATAGCAGTTATGACGATTCAAATGAACCTTATCCAAGTGAATTTTTACAAATGTTAGATATTTTATGTAAGCATGAAGAACCATTTGTAATGGATATAGATAAAGATAGTGCTGTATGGAATTATGCTTTCGATAAAGTTATAGTAACTAAACATACAAATTGTGAATTGAGAGAAATTGAATTAGATGGAAATACCGTATATTATAATTTTAAAATTACAAGTAATGCTTATCCAGATAGTAATCAGGATTTATGGGGATATATTAATAAAAGTATTCAGAAAGATAATGGTAAAGAATATGAATGTATAAAAGAAGGATGGATAACGGATTATCATCCCGATTTCTTATGGAAAAATTTTAAAAATGATTCAATGTGGGAGGGTATGAGTAAAATTAATCCTGAAATAGACACTTCTATAGTATATAAAATATATCAGCATTCTTTGACTAATAGTAATATTGCTTTAATATGTTAGTATATAAAAAAAACAATTAAAATAAATACGATTTAAAAAAATTACTTCATAAAGAAAACAATGACTTATAATATTTTTTATATACCAAAAGTTTTGTTAGTAGTTAGTTACTTTCAAAATGCCTGTGAAAATGTTTTAATGACAAATGAAATTATTGCGCCGTGTACGCCTGAAATGACACATTTACAATGTTGTCAAGATAAAGCAATAGATTTTATGAAAAAAAATATAACATTAGATAAATGTTATAATGAAAGTTATGTGAATTATACTCATATGTCATTTGATTGTACAGAAGAAGAGATTGAAATTAAAGTTAATGGATGGCATATATTTGGTGCTTTGGTTATTATATCATTTTCTATAATTATATTGGTAGTAATTTATGATAAATATTGTAAAACAAAAACTGTTTTATATAATAATTTATAGAAATTTTTTTAAATTATAGAATTTGACAAAATATAATATTTATTATAGAAAACTTTTTTTTTAAATTAATTAAATATTTATTATAGAAACTTTTTTTAAATTATAGAATTTGACAAAATATAATATTTATTATAGAAAACTTTTTTTTTAAATTAATTAAATATTTATTATAGAAAACTTTTTTTTTAAATTAATTAAATATTTATTATAGAAAACTTTTTTTTTAAATTAATTAAATATTTATTATAGAAACTTTTTTTAAATTATAGAATTTGACAAAATATAATATTTATTATAGAAAACTTTTTTTTTAAATTAATTAAATATTTATTATAGAAACTTTTTTTAAAAAAAAGTTTAATTTCTCCAAAAAAAAAAATATTTGTTATAATTATATAAAA